TAGGAAGAACATATCCATTGAATATAACTAACACTGTTGAGTGCTCCAACAACATCGTCCATCTTGTTTCCAAGATCTGCCAATGTCACCTTCTCTTTCTTCTCTTTTGGCTCCTTAAGAGCCTTTTCTTTCTTTCCCATAGTTTTTCTTAGCTTCAGTTTATACTCACTTGAAGAGGTGAGAACTATGTAGTAATTTGTCTATCCTTCCGGAGCAATTCCTTTTTGATTGCTCCAAGATTACCTTTACCAATTACGACCTTATTGGTTTCGGGATTGAATGTGAACTCAAGAGGAACATTGAGGAACTCTCCTTTCTTAACATCTCTGCTAGCCTGTATTCCAATCATCTTAAAGAACTTCTGAACAGTTGTTTGCTTAATGAATGGAGAAACGAGCTTCTCCTGCTCTTCTGCAGAGCCAAGCATAAAAAGTATAGTCCACAGTTGGTCTCTGTCAATCACAGCATCCTTCCCATCCACAGATATCCTGATGTATCCCTTACGACGAACAAGACTATTCCAATTGACTTGGAAGAGAACTTCACTCCCTCGTCCAGACATATCATGCAGAACAAGAGTGCGATTATCGAGCACACGCTCATGCTGCATGTGCTCCTGTTTGTGTATGTCGTCTCTTGTTTTGTTCAGTGTTGACATGTTAATCTCCTGATTGTACTCGTCCTACCATTTCCTCAAGCTGTCTAAAATAGATATTCATAACTCTCTTGCGCTCTTCTCTCTTGATAGCATTCACTGCTGTTTTATATGCTGTTTCTTCTTCTATAGTTCCAGTATTCATTCTTACCAGCATCTGTGTTGCTATAGCTTGTAGAAGTTCAAATGTAGAATCATCAAGGACTCTCTGTAATCTCATTAAGTCTTTCTTGGTGACATCCATATTATCCTAGCATTTGTTTAATGTCTGATGCTATAGAGCCAGCTCCAGAATCTGGTGCGAGAGTTGATGGTTTGCCATTGACTGTTTTCATTCCTGTTTGCTCTGGTGGTGCTTCTTTCTGTGCTTCCATCTCTTCAGGAGAAACGAACATTGGTTTTCCTTGTGCAGGAGCTGGAGCAGGTGGATTGAGCCATGCTTCAGGGAACCAATCATCAGGATCCTCATTATATGCCTTCAAGATCTGTGAAGCTGGCTTCATAGCAATGTCTGGAGGAAGCTGGAATAGAGGAACAACAAGATTGCCCAATTCAACTTTAGTAACACGCTCGAGCAATTCAGAGTTAGCAATGATGCTCTGTCCTTCAACTTGAATGATTCCTTCCCAGTGGAGTTCTTCTGGTTCAGGACTGACATATTGAACTTCTTCAGACTTGACGAATGCACCATCTTGTCCTTTTTCAACATTGATAGGGAACTCTCTTGGTTCTGCATTATAGTCTTCTCCTTCAACGTATGGAGTTCCATCATCTCTCTTGTATTCGGACAATGAAGCTTGGTCTACATATTTGTCATCAACAGTCAAGCGAATCTTAGGAACAGAATACATGTCTTCAAAGATACCAAGAGAAAGATATGCATCAACCTCCAATCCTGCTGTGATATTCTCGAGAGGAGTCTTCATTCGCTTCAGAGCAGACTCACGAGCCTGTGATATTTCGAATGCTGTGCTTCCGGTGATTTGTCCTTCGAGAGATTTGCTGATTCCAGATGCATCATCAATCCTCTCTCCGAAGTATCTCATTCCTTCCCATGCTTCAGCTCCTGGTCCAGGAACTTCATTCCATCGAATGTTCTTAGGATCTGTTACTTGTCTTCCTCTTCCAGGACGAGTGCGCATTATTCCATCTCCTTCAAGAGTGTCAGTTCCAGAGAAGAAGAACTCACGATAGATAGATTGAACAAGCTGGTCTACTGTCATATTCCTTATCTTGTTCTGGATCTTGTGGTCATTCCTCATTGCTTCATAGACTCCAATGCCATCGAGATCCTTATCATTCCGGAGTGTCCATGGAACTGACCAGACAGATAGACGCTTATTGCGAGGACGCTTAGGTAGTGGCTCATTGACAAGAACTATGTCCTGTCCTGCATTCTCTGTGTATATGAACAACATGTCCAAGTCAAAGTTCTCATAGAACCACACACGCTGTTTCATGGATGCCATGTTTCCTTCGTGTGTTCCTTTATCATAGTCAACGAGAGCTGATTCCTTATCGAGCACTCGCTCTGTCGGGACTACATATTTGAAGTTCTTGAGATGTCCGAATCTCTTCATGAACTTCTCCCAATTGTAGTCTTTGAAATAGATAGCATCATTACAACTCCATGGATTCAACACTTGTGCAGACTCATCGAACCAAACTTCCCATGGATTTAAAGACTCTCGGAACACATCATCATAAAATGTGAAGGATGAGTTCTCATATCTGCTCTTGTTAGGATTCTCTGCATTGAACTCTGTCAGATCCTCAACAGTGTTAGTTATATTCAATGGATATGTTCTTCCTACTCCCTTGCCGTACTTGGCAGCATTGAACACGAGTGGCTTGAGCAATATGTCCTTGCTCTTAGCAATATCCCAGCTCCTCTCATAGAGAGCTTTCATCAAGTCCTTGTTCTTCTCGTACTTCTTAGCTCCAGGACTCAAGACTGCACGAGGATTCCTATCAACAATGATTCCCAATGCTGTCTGGATCTTGATGTATGGATTCACCGAAACACTATCCTCCTGCCAATTGTCATCAGTCTGCAAATCTACCAGAGAAGATCTCCATCCAAGTTCATCATCGCTGACGAATACTTTCCTTCCCTTCTTTGCTTCTATCTTGTGGGGAATGTAGGCATTGTCTGCTGCTCTCCAAATGTCTTCAATACCTTTGCTCTTACGAAACTGCTGGAGAAAATCTTTTCTCTTCTCTACATATTCGTATGCAGCTTTGTCTTCTGAACTACGCTTGTAGCCAGTTGCTGTCTTACGCTGTTCCTCAATTGATTTCTTTAATTCTAGTGGATTCATGGTTGAACGACACAGACGACAACATCACCCTTGACGAAGAAGTATTCTGTTGGCTTTTCATCTCCATCCATCTTCAATAGTGCATCAACAGGAAGAGTCTTGTGGAAGAGAAGAATCTGTCCTTCAGTAAACTTATCATCTCCAGAGACAACTACAGTTCCTTGTGCAACTTCATCATCCTCAAGAGACTCTTCAGGAAGAATAATCCCAGTATCAGTTGCTTTCTCATCTTCCTTCCTCTTGAGTTCCTTAACAAGGATATAGCCATTCTGTGGAATTATCTTCATACAACTTTGAGTCTGTCCTCTATGTACTTAATGTGATAATCTTGCAAATATTTCTTTGAAGCTAAGTATAGCTCCTTATCTTGATTGTCTATGATTGCTTTAAGCAAAAAGCTGTCAGTGAGTTCTATCTCGTAAATCTTTGGAAACTCTATTGGAGGAACAGAAGTCTGAACAGCAGATGCCAAGTCAGGAGTATCGAATGAAGACTGCAGAACTGGTCTCCACTGAAGATCTCCGAATATTTTATGTGTGAGTCCAGTTCCTAGTGTCATTGCCTCATCTTGATTTTTTACAGATGATGTATTGAACAGAACGAGCTTTTCTGGATTGAGCCGTGAATTGAATACAATGGAGAATACCTTTGACATAGTAGTAAGTATGACTCTCTTTTAAAGATTAGCAAAGCGATCTAACTTGATAACATCATCTGAAATAAGACCCTGTTTCTTACGGAAGTCAAGCATCTTCTTCTCCTCTCTCTTCATTGGTGGCTTTGTCTTTCTACTCCTAACTGTCTGTAGGAAGTACCTATCTGTGTCCGCTGCATGGTCTTCCCCATCAGAATCAAGGTCTTCTGCCTTGTGCTGGTCGTACACTAGCGATGGAATAGTCCTTATGCTGTCATAGCAGTTCTTGAAGTACCTCATCTTTGGAGGAGTGAACTGGTCATGAAACAGATACTGGTGCATGATGTTCCAACCAGCTACTCTGTCCTTATGGGATGGAATTAGGTTAGGAATATTGGTCATTGGCTTCCCTACTCCATGCTTCTGGAATATCTCTGCTATTGTTTCTCCTGTTCCTGTCTTGCTGAATATAGCAGCATCAGCCACGACATATTCAAGATACTCACCTGCTTGTTCTGTTATCTTTACTACCTCCTTAGCAATTCTGTCTGCTTCCCATCTACTGCTTCCATCATTATGATTCACATAAAGTTCTCTATAAACATACACATTCCCATCAAAATCAATGGCATACCACTTGAAACATGCTGGATTCGCTCTGCCATGGTCATATGCTCCGAACTTTCTCCACGAGTCAGGAATAGGGAATGGCTCGACAATGTGCACATCATCACTCCATTCACTGAAGTATTGTCCCTCAAACAAATTCCAGTCTCCTAGCAAAAATGCCTTTCTCTTCTGATCTGGCAGTCCCTCGAGCTGGTCGAAGTATGACTTAGGAAGATGTTCAAAGTTATCGTGTGCTGTTGCTCTGATGTAGTGAAACTTGTCCTGCTCTTTCTCTGTTTCCTCAAATATCCTGTCCATGAACATTCTCTTCACCCATGCATGTCCAACAGATCCTGGATTTGTTCCAGCTAAGAACTTCGTGTCTTCAACTCC